GTTCTGGCAAGTTATACATCTCAGGAGATGATTGTGCCAATTGCATTGCAGCTTGATACTGCATAATTCTTTGAGCCATTGTTGCTGCATTTGGATCGGATACAGGTAGTATGTCTACTCTGTTGTCAAAGTCTGATCCTTTAATAAATTCTTCTTCATCCATTTCATATGGATAAGCAGGTTCAGTAAAGTCTTTAACTATACCAACTAAGATATCAAACTCTTTTCTCATAGAAGCATGAAGCCTAGCTTGTACCGCACTCATAACTTTTTGATTTCGTTCAAGTAATGCAAGTGTAGTTCCTACTGGAGCTTGGTTATTCATATCAGATATTTTCATATCAGATATACTGGCAAACCTTCTTCCTTCTTCTACTATGTTTTGTAGCAATTGATACAAAGTTCCTGATGGTTCTTTGTATGGCAAGAAAGTTATGTTGTCTCTGATAGCACCACCTGGTACATCAACATCTCTAAACTCTCCAGGCATAATGGGGGTATCATCGCCTTTTATACGCAAGCCTCTTGCTTTTAAACCACCAGGAAGATTAGATAATGTTCCTGCATCAACGAGTTGTCTAAGTATAGATGTAGCTGATTTAGCTAAACCACCCACCATATGTATTAAACCAAACCCATAAAATCCTAATCCTGGTAGGTATTGATAATGAACAAAGTGCATTCTTCTAATTTTGTTTGCATCATCTTCGTAATAGTTTCTACGAATACTTAATATAATTCCACTTGGATAATCTATTGTTACAACATAGGGTATAGCTATACCTGTTTGCTCACCTTGACTATTAGTATCTTCAAACCCTTCTAGGTCTAAATCTACTTGCATTTCTAATATGGTATGGCTCTGATCGTAGCTATAAGTATCTTGTTCACCTGTTATATCGTTATACTTTTTAGTTATATCAGATGTATTCTGTGATCCAGCAGGTAGTTCTATATCTCTATAAAATCCATTAACTTGCATTTTTCTAACAGAATTAGAAGACTTACGCATTACATGGGTAGCACGTTCACAAGTCTCTAAATCACTAGCACCATAATTAACTACAACATCTTCTGCTGGTACAAATATAGAACTTGGTCTGTCTAAGCTAGGATCAAAGTAAACTTTACGAAAAGCTGAACCAGCAAGAGGTAATGAAAACAACATCTTTTCTGTTTCAGTTCTGTACTCTGACATTTGATGTGTCAGTAGATAATTTAAGTAGTCTTGTACTCTCTGTGCTTGTTTTGTTTTTTCGTCAGTTATCTTGCCAACAATCTTAGTTCTCACAGGTCCTTGAGCTGGAAACATTTCCGTAATAGATTGTGACTGGAAACGTATTACTGCTTCTGAAAGCATTGGGTGAAATACTCCACAAGCACCAGCCCAAGGTTGTGTTCGTTCTTCTATCTTTAATCCTAGTTGATCTAGACCTTTAGTGTAAGTTTCTTCCCAATCTGCACGAGACTCTTTGTCTCCGTTATATGCACTTACTAATTCATTGCCTATCTCACTAAGGAGATCATCATCCATAAAATCTGCGAGGTTAGAATCAAAGTCTTCATTGCCAACTTCTTTTGCATTAGGATCAAAATCTATAATCATGCCCCCATCTTCAGTCTCAATAGCTACTGACTCAGGGTCTTCTATTGCTATAGTTATATCTGCTTCCTCTGGGTCTTGTTCAATAAGACCATCTACAGGTGTAGCGGGTTGTCTTTCAATTGCCATTTAATATCCTAATAATAATTTGCTGTTCGGTTATGTTCCAAAGGCTCATCTTCTTCGTCTGAATACAATGAAACAAAACCACCTTGTCTGAATCTTAACAGAGCTTGCGTAGTGCTATCAACTAAATCATCATGTTCCATATTAGGAAAACCAGCAAACTGTTCTATGGTTTCTTCTGCCCAACGAGTTTCTGGAGCCCAAACTACTCCTGAAGCAAATAGATCAGATACTGCATTTACTCTTGATATCTTATCGTTACCACGGCTAGGTGTGTATTCTTGTACGGGTATTCCCATTGCCCTTAACTCAAAAATAAGGGGCATACCTGCTGCTTTAGCTTCTACTATAAAAGCATCAGGCTTGTAAGCATTATACTTCTCCATAGCCATCTTCTTTAACTCAGGAAACTCTAGTCTTTCTTGATACGCATCTAACAACATTAAGTTAGGTGCTAGCATTCCATCATCGTCTTCTTTATAGAAAACACCCCAAGTAGTGCAAGCAGAAAAGTCAGCCCTTTGATTCTTCATAAAGGCTGTATCCCATGATTGGATAACAAACTCACAATCTGGTGGGTTTCTACCCTCCCATACTTGCCACCAGTCTCTTTTAACTAATGCACCTTCTTCTGAAGTAGGGTCTTGTTGATATTGAGCCATCCATTTACTATTCGGTAGCTCGGCTTTTAAAGCCTGTAATTCTTCCATCTTCCAGAATTCTGCCCACAAAGGATTACCTGAAGGCATAATCGCAGGAAGTTCTATAACTTCCCATTGGTCTGCACCGCCACGTTTAATGCTTGCATCAACCACTTGTCCTGTTAAATCTTTATTGTGCCATCTAGTCATAACCACAACGATAGAACCATTAGGTTGTAAACGCTGTCTCGGACCAGATGTATACCACTCGTATGTTCTATTGAATACGTTGATATCAGAGCTTGCACCCTCTTGTTCTGAATGGGGATCATCAATGATTAGGAGGTCAGCACCTTTACCAGTTACTGCACCACCTACCCCTATCGCAAAATAGTCACCACCTTGGTTTGTATTCCACCTTCCTGCTGCTTTACTGTCTGATTGCAGACTAACATCAGGGAATATAGCCTTATAGTCAGGGCTATTTACTAAGTTTCTAACCTTCCTACCAAAGCCAACCGCTAGTTCAGCAGTATGGGCAGTCTGGATAATCTTCTTATCTGGGTATTTACCTAGAAACCATGCAGGTAATAGGTAAGAAGCAAACTCACTTTTGGTATGTCTAGGGGGCATATTGATGATTAAACGCTTTAAATCACCATTAGCGACCCTCTCAAAGGCATCAGCCATTATTTCGTGGTGCTTACCATGAATAAAAGCCGACCACATCTCCCCAACAAAGGACATAAACTCGTTGTGGCACTTCTCTCTACCTTTAGCTTGTTCTAATTCTTCTAATAGAACTAGTAACTCTTGCTTTTCTACAGGAGATAGATTCTTTACTTTACTTAGAACATTCTTATTCATACTTACTATGTAGTATATACCCCATAAGGTAGGTACTTCTTAAATTAAAAACTTATTAAGTACATACAAGGTAGGCACTTATTAGGTAGGAACTGGGTAATAGGTATGTACTAGGTATATATACCTACAGATTTTATAATATTGCACCCCCTTCACAAAAAAAGCAACTGTTATTTTGAAAAAAATAATATGGGGTGCAGGAATCCTAGGTCTTTATATATAAAAGGGGGGGTACTTAGTGAAAACTTGCTAGCAAAATGCAATATATAAGGGGGGTCTGTAAATATTAGTAATCATTTGAGTAGATCACTATGTATATATGATAGTCAGGTAGCCGTACGCACACAAGGGGGTGTAGGGGGGTCTGTGGGAGTGGTAATCCTCAAACAAAAGGGGGGCTTACTCTGACTCCTCCTTACTGAGTAGGGCTATGATCTTCTCTTCTATCTCTGCTTCTATGTCGTTGCTATCCCTTGCTTCCTTTATCTCTATGGTGTCGCTGAATAGGTTAACTGTCTTGCCCAGTAAACTGAGTGCTGTGATGCGTGCTGAATCTGAGTCTGCTTCTTGGCTCTCTTTCATGAGTCTCTCCAAAACGTAGTTCCTTGTCCGAAGGGAGGAAGCAACTGCAGTATCCTCTTTCCTCTGTATAGCCTTATGTAAGCTTAGTGCTATCTTAGGGTTAGCTACTAGCTTGCTTGCTTCTACCTCCACCCACTTAGGTATCTTCCCTTGCTTGGTTAGGGTTACGTCATAAACCTTTGCGTAGGCTTCCTTATAGCTTCCTAACTTGCCCCTGATTATCTCGTCTACAAATGCCCTCTGCTTTATGGTGAGGTCTGTGTCTTTCTTCACGATCTTCAAGCTTGGTTTCTCTGTCTTATCTTTCATGGTTCTTGTCTCCTGTTACCAGTTAATTATTATCTACTAGTCAATGATCTTTGGGTATGCTCTCATTCTGCTATCTAATATGATTTGCAATGGTGCTTCATGGTGGTACAATCACACACATGGACAGCAGTCGTGAGACTCCTCCTCCTAGTGAAAGATAAAGCTAGGGTTCTGTAACGCGGGCTTAGAACAGAAAACAACGGGCGTAGGTGACAGACAATAAGTGACAGTTATTGAAAGTCTTTGAGGGATGAACTTCCCCTCCCTGAGAAGGTAGCGTTGGGCTACTAGAGGGATGCTTAGTTAGGTGAACTATAAAACCGATTAAGTACATGAGAATGATCGCAGTAAGCTTTGGCTGAATGATCTGAATCTAGGGAACTGTAAAAACTACTGACAGACCTCCAACTGTCGCAAGGTGTGTGCCTTGCCTGATGAAGCGAAAGCAGAAACAGATAATTAATAACTAACTATGGAGGTTAGAAAATGCATATAGATCATATTGAAAATGAACTGAGATTTAAACTAGAAGATTACAAGTCTAAACATGAAATGATTGAGGAAGTCATTCCCAATGACACCGCAGAGTTACTTGCAATTGTGCAAGATAACGAAAGCGAATTTAGTTTTGAAATTAATGGTATACGTCAACGTCTAGCAATATTGTTACAAACAAGAATAGGGCTTAGATAAACCTACTGATGATTAGCTGAAATGCTATGAAACGAACTTGACTATGGTTGGGTTCGTATAGGTGCTTGCATGGTGCAAGCAACATTAACTAGATAATAGAATGGAGGTTCTTATGTATCCTAGTAAAGCATTACAGATAATGAAATCTGTATTAAATGGGGGCAATGCCCCTTTCCTCTTAGGAGGAACAGGTGTTGGGAAATCTGCGGTTGTGAAACAACTTGCGGAGGAACTAGCTAACAATAGAGAGATTGTTTCTGATGTGATCAATCCAACTGCAAAGCAGTTTGGGTGGATTGACTTTAGGCTATCTCTTTATGAATCCGTAGACCTTGGCGGTCTGCCTTACATTGGTGACGATAACCAACAGAAGCGAGCCTTCTTAGGTAATCTTCCGATTGGTGGTGAGGGTGTTTTATTCTTTGATGAATATGCACAGGCTCATCCTAGTGTTCAAGCCATAGTAGGACAGATCATTTACGAGAGAAGATTGGGTGAGTATCTTTTACCCGAAGGGTGGAAAGTTATCTGTGCTGGTAACAGATCATCCGACAGGGCTGGTAGTAATGCTCTGCCTTCTCATGTGGTTGGTCGTTGTTCAATTATTAACTTTGAACACAATACGGATGATTGGTTGAAATGGGCGGTGGACAATGATGTTCATCCTGACGTATTAGGTTACGTTAATTTTCAGCCTGAATGGTTGAATGTCTTTGACCCAAAAGTCAAAACTCCTCAGCCTT